TTAGAACAAATAGGTATTGACTCTAACTACACGGCAACTTACTACCCTTGGGTATTAACTCGTGATACAGTAAACAATACTCAAATCTATATTCCAGCAACTGCTGAGGTAACAAGAAACTTGGCGTTAACAGATAATATCGCATTCCCTTGGTTCGCATCAGCGGGTTACACAAGAGGTTTGGTAAATGCTATTAAAGCAAGACGTAAGTTAACTCAAGAAGATAGAGATGTTCTATACAGTGGTAGACTTAACCCAATTGCAACCTTCTCAGATGTTGGTACTGTTATTTGGGGTAATAAAACATTACAAGTTAGAGAATCAGCTCTTGACAGAATCAACGTAAGAAGATTATTATTACAAGCTCGTAAGTTGATTTCAGCAGTGGCGGTAAGATTATTGTTTGAACAAAACGATATGAAAGTTAGACAAGATTTCTTAGATGCGGTTAATCCTATCTTAGATGCGATTAGAAGAGACAGAGGTTTATACGATTTCCGTGTAACAGTTTCATCATCACCTGAAGATTTAGATAAAAACCAATTGGTTGGTAAGATTTATATCAAACCTACTAAAGCATTAGAGTTTATTGACATCGAGTTCTTGATTACACCAACAGGAGCATCATTTGATAATATTTAATATTTAATAAAAAAAGGGGAGTGAAATTCTCCCCATAGCCTTTAAAATAGAATATGAGAAAAAAAATAAACGAAGGATTTACGGAAGAGGGAACCCCCGACCTAAAATATTACGCATTCGATTGGGACGACAATATCGTAACAATGCCAACTAGAATTATGGTTAAGGATGATAATGATGAGGTTATTGGGATGACAACTGAGGATTTCGCTCATTATAGAAACAAACTTGGAAAAGAAGAGTTCGATTATAATGGACATAAGATTGTTGGATATGATGAAGACCCATTTAGGAATTTTAGAACCGAGGGGGATAAAGCGTTTTTAGTTGACGCAATGTTAGCAAAAACAGGTCCTGCTTGGAGTGATTTTGTAGAATGTGTTAATAACGGTTCGATTTTTTCGATAATTACTGCGAGAGGTCATAATCCAAAAACTATAAAAGAAGGTGTTTATAATTATATCATATCAGAATTTAACGGAATAAGTAAGTCTGAGTTGTTGAAAAATTTAAGAAAGTTTAGAAATTTTACAGATGAAAAAGATTTAAACGATTCCCAACTCATTAAAAGTTACTTAGATTTATGTAGATATTATCCTGTGTCGTTTGGTACAGGGTCTGAAGCGAATCCTGAAGAAGAAAAAGTGAAAGCTTTGGACGAATTTGTGGGGTATGTTAGGGAATTATCTACGAAGTTACACAAAAAAGCGTTCCTTAAAAATAAAGTTAGTAATAATTTTGTCCCAACTATTGGTTTTTCAGATGATGACCTTAAGAATGTGGAAACGATTAAGAAACATTTTGAAGATAAACCAGATAATATAGTACAGACTTATTTTACATCAGGAGGAAAAAAAGTTAAATACTAAAATATATTTAATAAAAGATAATATAAATAATTACTAGATAATTTCTAGTAGAAGATTATAGAATAAAAAAATAAAGTAAATACAAAAATTTTAAAGTTGGAAGTATTTATTGTAATAAACAAAAAAAGAAATTAAAATTAAAATACTATGGCTGATTTATTGATGAAAATGCCGATACCGTACGAACCGAAACGTCAGAACCGATTTATCCTACGTTTTCCTTCTACATTGGGTATTAACGAATGGTTTGTAGAATCAACTTCTAGACCACACATAAAAATTAATCCAACTGAGATTCAGTTTTTAAATACTTCAACATTCGTTGCGGGAAGATTTAACTGGGACCCGATTTCTGTTAAATTTCGTGACCCAATTGGACCTTCAGCGGCTCAAGCTCTTATGGAGTGGGTTCGTTTACACGCAGAATCTGTTACAGGACGTATGGGATATGCTGCAGGTTACAAGAAAAATGTTGACTTGGAGATGTTAGACCCTACAGGTGTTGTTGTTGAAAAGTGGATTTTGGAAGGTACTTTCCTAACAGACGTATCATTTGGTGACTTAGGTTACTCCAATGATGGATTAGTTCAAATTAGTGCATCTCTTCGTATGGACAGATGTATTTTAGTTTACTAATATAATACTATTGATAAAAAACCGTACACTACTATATTTAACCATAGGGACACTATAAACTCTCTATGGTTATTTTTTTTATATGGATACATCACAACAATACGGACAACAAAACTTCAATTTACCACACGATGTGGTAAAATTACCTTCAGGCGGAGTTTTTTACAAAAATAAAAAGAAATCAGTTAAGGTTGGATATCTTACTGCTGCAGATGAAAACATTCTTATGGCAGGGGATTCAATCGGTAAAGACGGATTAGTTATTACACTTCTACGTAATAAAATATACGAACCTGATTTAAGACCTGACGAACTTATCCAAGGGGATTTAGAAGCAATATTAATATTTTTAAGAAATAGTGCTTTTGGACCTGAGTATAATATTACTCTTACAGACCCCACAACCGACAAGAAATTTGAAACAACAATTCTATTAGATGAGTTGTATATCAAAGAAACAAATCAAACCCCAAGTGAAGACGGATTTTTCACGGTTAAATTACCTAAATCAGGAATGACGGTTAAATTAAAACCATTATCTTTTGGTGAAATATCTGATTTAGATAAAATGGCGGAACAATACCCCGTTGGTAGAATTGCTCCAAAACAAACTTGGAAATTAAATAAAATGGTGGTCGAAATTGAAGGAAATTCTGACATTGCTTTCATAACTCAATCAATTGAAGCATTACCGATATCTGACGCTAAGTTTATTAGAACTTTTGTTGAGGAGAATGAACCACGTCTGAATTTAATCAGAAAAGTTAACGCCCCGTCAGGAAAAGAGGTATATGCAAATATAGCCTTTGGGGTGGAGTTTTTTCGGCCTTTCTTCTAATTATCGAGAAACCCAATCTTGGGAATATTATATCTGTACGAAACATTTAAACATCTCGTATTCAGATTTTAACATTATGCCTGTTTATTTGAGAAGATATTTAATTGACCAATTAGTTAAAGAAATGACTCCAAAAAATAGTTAATCAATCTATTTATATTTAAACATTAAATATGGGAAACTTAGGAGCGGGAAATACGGGTACTAACAAACAAGATTTAGACGCTGCAATCAGTGCTGCGGAAACCGCCGCCAAAGTTGATTTAGGTAAAGTTATACCAGGTCTTGAAACCATTCTTACTAAATTATCAACGACGATTCCCATTATTGGTAATTTGGCTACCGAAATTAAAAATTCTATTGAAGCTACCGAGTCCCAAGTAAACTCTGTATCAAGGTTATTTGCGGGAAGTCATTTATTAGCTCAACAAACCCGAGATATATATCGTGATGTAACGCCTTCAGTCGCGGCTTTAGGAGGAAACATTTCTGATGTCGCTAAAATTCAAAAAGGAGTTTTAGAAGGACTACAAACACAATCAACCTTAAATACCGAGTCATATAAAGACCTATATGCTGCGGGTTCCTTAGTTGCTGGGTCGGGCGAAAACGCGTCCGCTAAAGCCGCCGCAATGATACCATTATTTGCGAATGCAGGTTATGGTATAAATAATATTGGTAAAGAAATGACGGGGATACTTAATACTGGAAAAGAATTAGGTGTTACCTCAGTCTCGGTTTATAAACAAATGGAGAGCCAGATGGGTAAATTGGCTTTATATAATTTTGACGGTGGGGTACAAGGTATGGCTAAAATGGCGGCCCAAGCGTCACTATTAAGAATAGATATGAGTCAAACTTTAGGTTTGGCTGATAAATTATTTGAGCCTGATGCTGCGGTTCAAATGTCCGCAGCATTTCAAAGACTAGGAGTTCAAGTAACTAGTTTACTTGACCCATATAAATTAATGGATATGTCAAGAAACGACCCCGCAAAACTACAAGAAGAGGTTGGTAAAGCGTTAAAATCTTTGACGTATTTTGATGAACAAAGTAAAAGTGTTAGAATCCTACCTGGAGCTCAAGGTCATTTAAGAGAGATTGCAAAAGAAATGGGTATGAGTTCCGACCAAGTGGCAAAATGGGCGATTAATGCGGGAGACCTTGATAGAAAAATGAAAGAAATTACATTTAATCCCGAATTTGCCGATGAAGATTCTAAAAAAATGATTGCGGGTATGGCTCAACTTGGAGCTACGGGAGGAAAATTTGAAGGTCAATATATTATTAAAACCGCGTCAGGAGAAGAAAAATTAGTTTCTAAAGTTGATAAAACAGATTTAGATGAGATTAAGGCTAGTAATGAAAAAATGGCAAATCCTGCTAAAATGCAATTAGAGGCCAACGGTATTTTAAAAAATATTGAAGGGTTAATTGCCGCAAGAAAAGGGGTAATTGGACAATCAATTGCGTCCGACGCTGGAACTGTTAAATCCATTAACGGTATGGCGAGACTTGTCGCTACAGGACAAGAAACTATTAATAGAACCATAGGATTACAAAGAGACGCTAATGACCAAAACCAAATTAACGTTAAATCAATTTCAACTAATATTAATAAATTAACTACCGTTATTAGTGATGCTTTTGGCAAGGCGGCGAAAGGTGATATGACAGGAGCTGGTAGTACTTTATTAACAGGTGGTCAGACCGCACTAAATGATTTAAAAGCCGCAGCTTCAAATGTTCCTAACAATATTGCAGGTGCGAGTGAAATGTTTGGAACCCAAGGGGAAGTTAAAGCAATACAAGACGCAATTATTAATCTTAAATCCTCATTACCGCAAGAAGTACAAGATATGATTGGAAATGCGTTTGGAAATATACAAACTCAAACGGTTAATGGGGCAACACTGCAACCTGCAACTCCTGGTTCGACAATAGTTGCTCCAACTGCGTTACCCTCTCAAATAGTACCACAATCAACAATTGTCCCACAAACACCGTCAATTCCTGAGACAGGGACAGTTAAAGTTGAAGGTTCTTTAAGTGTGAATGTTAATCCTGTTGGGTTAAATAGTTTTGTTATGGATATGTTAGCTCAGTCGGATGTTTCAAACGCTATCTATCAGGGGAATAGTAAAACTCAAATAATGTTAAACGACCTTAAAGGTAGTGGTGAGAATAAAGCTAAGGCTGGAAATCTATTTGGACCTACAACCGCTTACGTTGGTTAATATGTTAGATACTATTAAAAAAATAAACCTATTATCTATTTATAGTAAAAATAAAAGATGCCAAGTAAATTAACATTTCCATCTACTGAAGGTTTTAGAAATAAGTTACTATCAAGAAACTTGTCTCCATATACGGTGCCAGGAAGTTATACTCCTCCATCAGGACAAATTGTTCAGGAAACTATTCTTAGAGACCAAAGTGTTATTGACCAAGATGATTCGTTAATTGAGAATCCGCCAAAAAATCTTGGACCTGTTTATCACGGTTTATATAATTTAAATGAGTTTGGTCCTGACCAAGGATATGGGGATACTTTTTCTCAATCACTACCATCATCGTTAACTGCAAATTTAGGGGAATATGATGTCACCGACGCGTCTTTACCCCAACAGAGTTTAGACGGTAACACTTGGCCTTCGTACAATTCTAACGCAATTTCTGAAGAAGATATTACGTCTGTTAATAGATGGGCGTTTACAACTATTCAATTAGCCCAAATAGGTAATCTACTTCTTACTCCAAAATTTGAGGAGTACGATACTTTAAATGCAAGTTTACCTGAGCAAAGTATTAATGGTAACACTTGGCCTTCATATAATTCAAGTGCGATATCTGAGGAAGATATTCCGTCAGTTAACAAATATTCTTTTGATTTTGTACAATTGGCATTAATAGGTAATTTATTATTAACTCCAATATATTCAAGATATGACATTACTCACGCGTCTTTACCACAACAAAGTTTGGATGGTGCGGGATGGCCAGCGTATAACGCAAACGCAATTAGTGAAAATACAATATCTTCAGTTAACAAATACGGATTACCATCGATAATATTATATCAAATAAATGATTTTATATTATCACCAACTTATGAACAATATAATTTAAATTTAGCGAGTTTACCTCAACAAAGTTTAAACGGTAATAATTGGCCTTCTTACAATTCAGGAGCGATTTCTGAACAAGATATTCCATCGGTTAATAGATGGAGTACTCCGTTTGTTAATTTATTTTCAATTGGTAGTGTTATTTTACCCCCTAAATTTGTGGAATATGGTGTAACAAACGCAACATTACCTGACCAAAGTTTAACAGGGGCGGGATGGCCTTCATACAACCAAGGAATTTCTGAACAAGATATTCCAACAACTAACAAATATTCTTGGAGTAACTCAGGAGGGATACAAATATATTCAGTTGACACTAAACAATTAGTACCAACTTTTAAAACATATGCAGACCCACTAGGGTTTGTCCCGTCTTATTATACTCCGTATCAAATCTTATTACAAGATGACCCAACAGGAAGTGACGGTAGTC